TTAAATTCAAAAGCGTCTATTTCTTCCATTACCTGGTCGATTTCAGCTTCTAATTCGGCCTTAGTTTTTTGTTTCTGTGGAACCTTCTTAACGCTCGGGGATTTCTTAGCGGGCGCTTTCTCCGCGATGCCGGGGCGTGGCGTTGTGATGTAGCCACTGTTGCCTGCTGCCTCCAGCTCGTCGAACATTTTCTTACCAAGTGGCGTCATCCACAGGGTGTCGACTTTCTCACCCCGCTGCGCAGCGGAGTGCGTGTGCAGTGCTTCGACGAACGACTCGAATGTTTTGTTGTACTTCAGTTTGTGCCGCACTTTGCGGAACACGATCCGCAGGTCATACACTACGGTCTTGAAGAAATTATCAATAGAATCTACGCGTGCTGGGCGACGGTAACGCTGCTGCTTGTTCATGTTCACAGCAATTCTTATCATTCGGTTGGCAAACACCTCGCGGTTAGTGTCCGTGTCTGCGTGGCCGAACGAGTCCAGCACTTGCTGTCGCAGCTTCGGTGACAGTCTATCCAGGTGTGTGTACTGCACCAGGTGGCCCAGCTCATGCAGCAGCACGAAATTACGGCTTACATTCTTTGCACGCGGGCGGTTCGCTGAGACATAGATGTGTACTACACGCTCAGCATCAGCTACCCCATTCGGTAGCGGTAAGATGCGGCCCGAGGTGTCTGCCGCCACTGCGTCTCGTATCTGTGCGCTGTAGAACTCAGCCGCTTCGGTACCTTGCACTTGGTACGCAGCGATTAGTGCCGAAGCCGTCTCCTCATCAAACAGGATGACGCGCTCCTTGATGTTCAGGTACTTCAGTACAAACTCAACAGATTTTTTGGCGGCGGGCCAGCTTAAGAGGTCACGTACTTGGTGGTCCGGCACGGCGTTATAAGTCTTGGACTCGCCGTGCAGCTGCATGTTGAATGGGTCGGCTTCCTCGTTGTTAACGTTAGGCAGTTCTGTGCCTTTATCATTTATATCTACGCGGCGCGCCAGCTCACCTTCTCTACCTACAGGAAACACGACTTCGTCTGCAGAGCTACCCACGGCTTCGATGATAGACCCTGAGTTTTCTATCGCTGCGATTTCTTCGGGTGAGTACATACCTGAGTCCCAGATATGTTTGCTAAGGTTAAGCCGCAAGCCACCACTTAAATTGCTGTACTCAATCTCACCTTCTTCAACCAGGTCTACCAACCAATCCACAAAATCCTTACGCGCGAACGGTGTACCGCGTCTTGGCCCGGCGTTTTTGTACTTGGTATTACCGTAGATGACTTTGTTACTCTGCGTCTCCGGGTTGAAGTTAACGGTGTAACCGTAATCAGCGGCTAACGTGTAAAGCCCAGTCAAGAACGACGCTCGCGCATCCAGCTGGTCGCCACCTCTGCCGCCCTCTTCTAGCAGACCCAGCTTGGTAACCTCACCGAGGTGCAGTCGTACTTCCTTGCCGTCTTTACTGCCTAAGATGGTGTACTTTGCTTTGTCTGGAGTGCTGTCACCACGCCGCAGGATTTTACGTACCTGGCGATCTTTGTGTGCTGTGCGGTTGCCCGGCAGCGTGACACGGATTACAAACCCGGCACCAAGCCCAACGATCTCGATGTTTTCAGCTGGGATGTCCTCGAACCTTTTCTGCGAAGTTTTAAGCTTCTTCGCTTTCTCCGCTGCCGCTTTTGTATCGAACAGGCGAAACGGCTTGCCATCCTCGCGCTGCAATGTCTCGTCAATGCTGACAACAGCAGGCATTAAGCGATTGCTTGTCGGCATGCGTACGTAGATTACTGCCTGCTCGTCAGCCAGCTCTTCGACTTGCCCGATAGTCAGACCAAGCGCAAGGGCGTCTGCTTCGTCGTTAGACATGCGTACCGACTCAGTAACTGCTGCGCTAGGTGAGCGAGCCTCCGTCGTTGTACCGCTGGTCGTACCTCTTGCGAGCGCCTCTTCGATAGCTGCCGGGTCGTTTGGCACCAATTCGTTCTTAGTTGGTACTCCGTCTTTGTTACGCGTCGTCACTGTGACCGCGTCTTCGCCTACTTCGGCGAGCGGCGTGGGGAACTCTTCGCGCTCCAGCTCTTCGAACGGCGTGTCCAGGTCTTCCTTACGCACGGCGACGATGCGGTTGCCTTCAACGTCAGCCCGAGGCTTCAGGCCGAGCCTGCCCATCTGCGTACTCACCACTGGAGGTAAAGCTTCCAGGTCAGCGCCGTAGCCACGGATAAACGTAGCGCGTTTGCGGTTTTCGCCCACTTCTTTCAGGGAAGCTAAGGTTTCTTCAGTCGGCGTCGCCATCTCGGTCGTGGATGGGTCAGCTGGCAGCTTCTTCTTGCCGCCCGCCTCGCGCTCGATGACACGTGTCGATACTTCCAGAGTACGCTGTGACTTATCCAGCTCAGCCTTACGTTCTGCGACGGCTGCGACGGTAAACTTCTCTGCCTGGTTCAGCATCTTCTCAAGCCGCGCCACCGGTACACCCAGCGGGTCTCCCAGGCTGTTCAGCGCGATCTTCGACACCAGCTCCAGAGTACGCTGAGCATTCTCTGCTTTCATGGTGGTGTCAGCGTTCTTCGGCAGGCTGTCACGAATCTGTTTAGCCTCGGCCACTGCCTGGGCGACTTTCCTAGCTTGTCGTGGCGACGGGCGTTGCTCAGCAGTAGCCTTCGGCATGTTGCTCAGAACGTTGCGCAAGGTGTTGATGCCGCGCAACGTAGCTGACTCGACCTCGGTCAGGATGTCCTTGACCTTGTCGAGTGCGTCCACCTCGGTGCTCATGTCATCGTAGGCTTTGTTAACTGTCTCCTCGACGGCAGCGGCTGCTGCGCCAACGTCGCCACCGTTCTTCTTGGCGCGTCGCCACTCCTTAACCGAGCTGCGCACTCTGCCCACAGTGGCTTTGTACGTGTTACGACGTGCCAGTGTGATGCCGCCGAACAGTGAGTTAGTCTCTGCGCCCTCGTCTTTCTTGCCGAGTTCTTGCAGCGCGTCGATGGCTGGCCTGATGTCAGCGCGTGCCTTGGCCTTCTGCATGCCGAGCTGAGCTGCTTGCGCCGCACCGACAGTCGCGCCGCCCGCACCACCCATGGCACCACCAACTATGCCGCCAGCAAACGCAGCGTTAAGTATCCGCAGACCGCCCTCGCGACTGGTGAGTGCATCGGTAATGGAATACGTCGGGTCGTCGATCTTACGTGAAGCCAGGACCATCGCTTCCTGCACACCTTCTGTGCCGAACTCACCCGCGAAAGACTTCATAGAAGTGTGACCTACGCGAGCCAGTACGGTGCTCAGTGCGTGACCAACGACTTCTTTCTTGGCTTGACCGAATATTGCTCTGCCAGCGATGCCAAGACCTAAGACCTCAAGCGATGACGACCCCGCACCCACAGCCAGGTGGCCAAAAAAGTTCGGGTCGAACCCTGCGTCACGTGACTCCTGCAAAACCTCGCCAGTGTTAATAGGCAAAGCCCCGGTAAACGCACCTATGGCCGCACCTTTCGTCGCGGCCTGCTTCGCTACCAATGCCGTAGCAGCTTTGCCAACAGAAAGTTTCCCTAGCAACGCGCCCATGCCACCAGGAGCCGCCATCGCTACGATGTTAAATGCTTGCTCGCCGATTACTTGTTTGACGTATTCGCCAAGGTCGCCGACTGACTTGATATCTTCAAGGCCGTGTAGCCTGGCAGGATTGCTGACCGCTTCTACAAAAGCTTCTTGTACCAGCTCGTCGCCCACTTCAACCAGTTTGTCGAGTCCGCTAAGGTCTCCGACGGACTTTAGTACTTGTCCGAATAGACCCTGCGACTGCTCGATGCCTCTGCTAACGCCACGCGTCAGTGTGCCACCTCGGTAGACACGCAGTTGCTCAGCACGAGGTACTGAGTCCGGCGCATCCAAGCGGATAGCAGGCGGGATCGCCGTCGAATAGTTATCGGCGTTCCGAATAGGCGGCGGCGCTTCGGTATCTAAGCGAATAGGCGGCGGAGCTGCAGTGGAGTTCGCCATAATTACCTATTGCTGATCAGTTCTTCGACCAGTTCCCTACGTATCTCATCACGAGATTTGCCTTTGTACTTCTTGTAATCCTCGTGGTCTGGGTCTCTGCCTGCCCGCAGCCTGTTCAAAGCTACTTTTTCGTACTGGGCGACGTTACGGTACAACTCTCGGGGAGACATGTCTTTATTAGCTGCAGCGTACTCTCCTGCCCACTGCGTCAGAAACTCATTAGCAGCTTTTTGCGACGTTACGCCCATCTGATCTGCTACGAACGCTACCGAAAGCGCCCCTGGGTTATTAGATGCGATGCTAAAGTCGCTACCAGGCAGCGGGTTAAAATCACCAGTACCTTCGAGCAGGTTTTGCGCCGTGTCTTGGTCGTAGCGCTCAGTAAATTCGCCCGCTCTAACTAAGGAGTTAAGTAAGTCAGGATTAGCGCGTGCGTCAAGCCCAGCTTCTGAGTTGCTCGGGTATCCGAGGATAGTAAGCGCGCCTTCCGTCGCCGCTATAAACTCGGATTGCCGGTCTGGCCTGTCTTCAAACAGCCCTTTAGTTCGGTCCTGCAGATAGTTAAGCGAAGCTTGCTGCGCTTTTAGTGGTGCGCCGCCAGCTGCGTCGCCCGGCGCTACTTGGATCGGTGCACTTAGTGCTCCGGTATTCTTGTCGAATACGCGAGCCCAGCCACCTGACTGCAGAACTTGTAAGTCTGCCTTAGCGGCTTCATTAAGCTGTCCGGTACCTGCGTACCGCTGCAATTGCTCAGTCGAGATAAGACCCAGCTTAGCAAGTCCAACCGCGTTGTACATTTGCACCAGGTTCGGACGCTTACCTCTGACCGGCGCTGCCACGGAGCGCGCTGCGCCTGCTGCTGCTGTAGCGTTACCGGGCGGCGGCGTACGCATCATGGCTTTGCCTGCATCCTCGCCGGGCTGTGCCAGTTTGCCCGGGGTGTAGTCTGATCCAGAGTTGCCGTCCGCTCTTATATCGCCAACATTAGTTGCTTCGGTGTCTCTGGTCTTGGCTCCTGGGTACCCAGGCTTCGCTGCCGCTGTGACTTCTCTGCCAAGCACGCTGTTCGCTTTGTCGGTGAGCGGTTGCCCTTTGGTAGGAGAGTCTATGCCGTAGACGGTCTCGTGTATTTTGTCGAGTATAAACCCGCCGAAGGCATCGGCTTTTTCCCCACTATACGCGGCGCTGGCTTTGAGCATAGCGCCCAAGCTGCCGTCTATTTCTTCTTGCGTCGGCGGGTTCGCAACCCAATCACGCTGTGGTTCTCCTCCACCTGGACTGAACAGATCGATGGCAAGTTTCTTAGCGCCCGCCACTAACCGCTCACCTGTCTGAGCGTTAGAGTCAGTCATTATCCGTCGCAGTTTGTCTTCTGCTTCTTGGTATTCACCCGCAACCGCTGCGTCCTTAACACCCTGGCGTTTTGCGTCGTTTGCCGCGTTGACCTGTTTGGTCTTTGTTATGGCTGCTTCGCTCTCACCAACGTAGCCGTCAACTTCAACCTGAGTTCTTTCCTGCTCAGCTACTGGGTCAGGCGCAACGGACTGTCGAGCCCTGCTAGTTTGTCGTTGCCCTTGGTCCTGCGACGGTAGTGCGTTGCCGGTCGCCGCATCGACACCGAGTAAGGCGCGCATCTGGCCTGCGATGAGTACGTCGTTCTTCATCACACCGGCACCGTAGATGCCAACCAGCTCGCGCAGCCCGGGCTGGCGGAAAGTCACGGGATCGTTGTCGGCGCTGGTGCGGTTGTCCGTGTACGGCGCTTTGTCGCCGGTCTTGGTGAGCAGCTCGAAGAACGTGCCCTTACCCGGCGCGAAGCCAAAGCCGCTGACCGGGTTTTTACTATCGACGAGCGAACCGGCTGCAGGGTCAAGGCCGTGCGCCAGCGCGACGTGCTCACCGAACGACGGGTCTTTCGCAACCATGCGCTTGTGCGCTTCCTGCATAACAGCCAGCGGGTCTTTAAGCAGCGGACTGCCCGCAGGCAACGTCATCATCAGGTCTTGTACGGTAGCGTCCAGCTCCACCAACTTCTCGCCCCGGTAACGCTCCAGCTTCAGCCGCTCGTACTCATCGTCCTCGCGCTTCCATAGCTTACGCACGCGGGACTGGTTCTCCTGAGCGAGAGCGCGGTTGAGCTTGTTGGTCTCCATGCGATCAACTGCATACATCCCCTGGAGAAACGAATTTAGTGGGTTACCCATAGTTACACCGCGAAGATAAGCATTGCAGCAGCCGAGGCTGCCATGGACATGTTCTGATTATGGGCAGCGGTCTTCTGCTGCTTGTACTGCATCTCACGCTGCGCCGCCATGTCGGCTACGGACTGTGACCCTGCGCTGGCCGTGTTAGCAACCTGGTTACCGATGCCAACCATGCTCGACAGCAGCTGCGTGCGCGTGTCGTTCAAGGTGCGGCGCGTGGTGTTCTCAGCGCGCCCCACCGCCTTGGTCAGTGACAGGTCAGTACGCCGTCCCAGTGCTGAGCGCTCCTCGCCACTCAGGCTTGAGCCAGCACGACTCAGGTTACGCGCCAGCGTGCCGCGCGAAGCCGTGACACTGGCTCCGGCCTCGGCACCCGCCTTGTCGCCTTCGCTGGTGAAGTCGGTCTGCATGGCAGACTTCAAAATGTCGTCTTCCACTGGCCGATACGTATCCAGAAAATGCTGCCACTGGCTACGCGTGATGTTGGCGGAAATCTGATCAGGCGTACCACCACTGCTGGTTCTGAACTGGCTGCCGGAGGTACGGGCTGCGATGTCTTCGCCGAGAGAGACTACTGTTTTACCGATCATAGTCAAAACCCAATTTTGTTAAAGTCTACATCCAACCAACCAGCGCCTATTTCTTCGTTGCTGATTGGCTCAATCCAAGGCGTAGTACCGCCTGCTTCCTGCTGCCTATGCTTAGCGGTCTCCGCTTTCTTCGCCTTGTTGAGCTGGTACTTCTTAAAGCTGGCACCCGCAATCGTCGCCGCTGCGTCGATGGTGGCGGCGTTACGTTCTGCCTTGGCGGCTGACTCGGCCAGCGCCAAGCTCGTCGCACGCCGTGCGCCACGACTCATGTCGGCGGTGGCGTCGGTGGCGATCTTGCGGCCAATGCCTGCGATGCGTACCTTCTGCAGGTCAGAGTCCAGCCTGCCACCCAGCTCAGCCTGTGCCTTGCCAACGCCGCGCGCCGTGCCCTCGGACAGCGCGTCGGCGGCCAGACTCATCTTGGTCTTGCCGGAGTTGGCACGAGCCCCGGCGATCTCACCGGCTGCGGTGGTGTTCCGCGCCATGCCTTTGAACGCAGCGGCTGCGTCCGCCGCCACCTGGCCCTTCACAGATGCCTCTTCACCTGCGGTGAACGCCGCTTTCTTAATCAGCGCCGCCTCTGCCGGGCGGAACCGCGCCACGTAGTCGCCCCATTGCTGCTGCGATACCTCGGCCAGCGCCGTTTCTTGCGCTGTTGGCCCTTGTTTCTTGGGTGATTTAGCCATCGATTGATACCCTGTACTCTGTGTAAACCGGCGTTAGTTCACGTAGATGAGCCAGCGCGGGATGGTTTGAGCGTGTACTGACTCCCTTGCACCCTAAGTGTTTTGCCACCTCGATAAAATTCGGCAAGTATTTCGTCAATATGCCGCCCCGCTTGCCATCGTACGCGTACGCTATCCAGATAAACAGATCGCTCTCCCCGGAGTAGGTGTCTGTGTCCAGCTTGCATACCGCGAACCCGTCCTCCGTTACGTACACCACAGCCCGTTCTTGTAGAACTTCCGCGTACACATCCTCTACGCGCCAAGTGCTTAGCTCGGGCCAGTCTCGTTTCACTGCCTCCAGGCCAGGCTTGATGTCATCCCAGACATCCCTGATATTGCTCGGCTCTAGTTTAAGTGGCTGTTCCATGGGGCTACAAGTACTGCCTAAATTTGGTCGGGTCTCTGACAATTGTAGTTGAACCCTGAGTACTACCTGTAACAGAATCAATAGTTTCTTGGGACGCGAGATCGGCGTAGCCGAAATTAGCTGTTTCGACCGTTAGATTAACTGTTTGCGCGGTGCCGCGCAGAACTGAATCAAGCCACTCACAGCCCAACCCAAGCCGAATATCCAGCGTATCCCAGGCAGTGTCGCGCGTAATAAATACGTCCTCCGCTGACATCGACGCGAAGCGCGCACCTCTGGGAGCCTTAGTATGCAGTACATAAGCGTTACGCCAGGTACCGGCATCGTAACGATATTGTAGGATTGCCCAGAACTGCTGGTCTGAAAATTCATTTGACACGTTAGCTGCGTAACGCACTACTAAAGTCTCAGACAAAGACCCTAACCGCCCGTACTCATAGGTGCTGCTGTTAGTAGGGCTATACCAGCGTAACGCAGCTGTGTTGTAGCCAGTGTTAAGCTGGGCTTTTGACTGGGCATTATTAGTGGGCGAGCTGGCGATAATTACCGTGCCGTAAGAACCTTGCGGGGCTACGTACCCAGTGGTTAATACTGGGTTGATATGCGCTTTTTTGCCGGTGTACACACCGCCTGAGTAATTGCTCGGGTAATCACACGCGATGCGGAACGAATTGTTAGCGCCAGCCGGTGTGAAGTAGCTCTGCTTGATCATGCCTGCGTCGAGCAAGCCCTTGACGATGACGTCACCGTCATCCGTTACATAAAATAGTCCGTTGCCAGCTGACTTAGGGCCTTTACCATACCAAATAGGCCATTCATTACCGCCCGCAGTGTCTTCAAGCTCTACGTAATACGTGTCTGGGCCGACCACCTCTACAGTACGGATAGTTCCCGAAGTCAGCGTGCCCATGTTAGCTGACACAGCTTCTAATGAAGCCACACTAATCTCGTTAGCGGTGACAGCACCCGCTACGAGCGACTGCGTGTTGATAGTGCCGTCCACGACCAACTCGCCATTGATGCCGACGGTGTTGACGCCGTTCACCTGGCCGACCGCGAACGGGATGTTGGTGGTACCCGCGACGCTGGGGTGCTGGATGAAGAACACGTCGGCCTGCACACCGAACGCCGAGCTGGGTACGCCGTCCACCAGGTCGGCCTGCAGGCCGAACCCAGCTACGTAGGGATCGCCAGCTGCGTTCAGCTCGACCTTGATGCCGTACAACGCACTCAGATCACCGACGTCACTGGCTATGACTGACGACTGTGTCTCCAGAGCTGCGTAGTTCGAGGCTTCAGAGTCAACGCGCCGCACCTGTAGGTCCGTTAGATACAAGGTTGTCGTAGTGTCGTCACCGTAGGTAGGCGACGCGTTGAAGTTGTTGACGTGCAGCTCGACGTAAGGGTTCGCCGCGCTGACCTGCACGCCGTCGTAGAAGTCGGTGTAGCCCGCTGCGTTAGTGGTAGCGCCGTTCACCCGTAGGTCAGGACAAGTACTGACGTTGACGTCCGCGCCCAGGATGTAACAGGTGACGTCCAGCCAGGTGTTACCACCGACGGTCTTGTAGCCGCTCAGCCAGTACGGCGTCGCCGTGCTGTCTGCTGCTACGCCATTGTTGACACGCGTGGTGCTGGCCGCTGAGCCCACGCCTGCGGTGGCGCTGGCAAACGCTGCCGGGCCGATGAGGAACGTGCCGTTGTCGTTGGCCTCACCGCGCGCGTGGTATAGGCTGAACTTGACCTCGTAGACACCGCGCGGCTGTACCTTCAGGCGGGTACCGTCGAACTTGTAGACGATCTTCTGGTCGTTGCTGCTGGCGTCGCGCCGGGCTGCCACGCCACTGCGACCGCCGAGGTCGGCGTATGCCTGTATGTCAGCGCTGACATAATTGCTACCGAAGTTTTCACCCGTGTCAGTCAGCGGGTTGACCACCGAGGCATAGCTGCCGCTGACCCGTGCCAGCAGCTGGGTAATGTCGCTCGCCTGCGAGGTGGTGGTGCCGTCCAGCGTGCTGACGTCGCTGGTCAGCTGGCTGATGACTGACGAGGTAGCTATCAGCCCGGTGGTGGGGTCCTCCAGGTCTGTTAACAGGCCGTCGACCCGCGTCGCCTCGGCGCTGACCGCGCCGTCAGCGTAGGCGTTAACGTCCACCGTCAGCGCCGCCAGGGATGCCGCGTTGGCGACTGCGCCACCGTCCACGTCGACCACCGCGTTCAGGGCGTCGATGCTGGTGCCTTGTGCCGAGACCACCAGGTTGGTGGCGGTGACGCGTGAGTCGACCGCCGAGATCGCCGTACTCAGTGCGGAGGTACTGACCCGCGCAATTTGTATCCAGTCGACCTCGAACTGACCCGCTGCGTCAGACACCAGGTCGAGGCGAATCTGTGTAATCGTGCCGTTGAACCAGCTGCTCTCAGCGCGCATGTCCCAGGTCAACGTCTGCCAAGTACTCAGCGCCAGGCTAGGGTCGGCGATGGTCTTTGCCGTGTGCCAGCCACCCGTGGTCTTGTAGTACAGGTTGCCTTCCCAAGCACTGACCACGCCACTGGTCAGGCGTACCCGCACCACGACCTGGGTGTTGATACTGCCAGAGACTCCCGCCAGCACCGGGCTCAGCAGCTGCGGGTCTGCGCCGCTCGGCGTGAACCCGAGGTAGCCACCGCTCAGCCACGTGGCCGTGGCGTTGTTGGCAGTGAAGCTTTCTAGGTCAGTGGTGAACTGCCAGCTCTCGCCCGCCTCGGCGTCCAGTGCGCCGACCGATGCCTGTAGCTCCAGCAACTGCTGCGCGTTGGCGACGATATCTGCTTCGTTGTCGTCCAGCCGCCCGGAGATGCCGGGGATGGTGGTGTTGGTGAGCGTGGTAATGCTGGTGGTGTTGGCAGCTATCAGCCCGGCGTTGGCGGTGTACAGCGCGTTGACGCCAGCTGGGATGCTGGTGCCGTCAACCATGCCGGTGTAGCTGGCCTCCAGCGTGGTGATGTCGCTCTGCGCTGCTGCGATATCGCCCTGCGCTGCTGCGACGCGGTTCATCAACGAGTCCAGTACGCCGTCAACATCGATCAGATCGATGCGCTCTGCCAGCGCCTCTGACAGGTCCGCCGCCGTGATATTGGTGATACGGTCAACGATGCCCTCAGGGTTGACGCCGGTCGTGCCGGTCGCCATGGCGCTGTAGGCAGAGAACGTGCCGTCCGTGCCGACGGAGCGTACCCAGTAGTAGTAAGTCTGCTCGGCACCGACGTAATCGATGTACTGCGGGGCTACCGTGGTACCGATGAGTACCGCGTTGGCCAGTACTGCGTCCGTGCTGCGCCACACCTCGTTGTGCTGCAGGTTGAACGACGCGTTGTCCCAGGTCAGCAGGATGGCGAGGAAGATGTCGGTGGCGACCAGGTTGGTCGGCGCTGCCGCTGGCCCTACGGTGGGGCCATCGCCGCCACCGGGGGTGGAGCCGGGGGTGCTGTCGATCGACGGGGAACCGCCCGCGCCGCCCGTCGAGACCACGAAGCCGGACGCGGTCAGGTCACGGTAAGTGACCGCCTTATCAAGCGCGTCTCCGCGTAGCCCGTCAAGAACCTCCAGCCGTTCGATGATCGCATCGAACGAGCGTTGTAACTTAGGGTCTTGGTACCGGGTCTTCAGTATGCCCGCTTTGCGGGTTTCCCTCTGCGCCATGGTCCAGTTCTTTCTGTAAGTGCGTGATGATCTCTACCAGGGGCAGCGTGTCCGTGCCCTTGAAGGTGAAACGATCACTGAGAATAAAGTTCAAAGCGTTCTGTGCGACGCGGCTGTCCATCAGCTGGCCACCACTTCTACCGGGAACGGCGTGTCCCAGTGGATACCGTCGGCGTTAGCGGGGTCGTACAGGATCAGGTCGAAGGTGTAGTCGGTACCCGCAGTCGGCGGTGAGTTGGCGTCCTGCAGCTTGATAGACAAGATTCCGGTGGTGGTGTCGGACACCTGCGCCGTCTCGCTGGTCCAGTCAAACGCCGCTGCGTCAGCGCCGCTGCTGTCGAAGGTAGTCACGGTGCCGTCCTCGTCGGTGAGCTTGACCACCACGCGGGTCAGGCTGGCGGCGTTCACGGGCGCGCCGTCTGCCGTTAGCCCCAGCTTGATGGCGTTGTCCCGGCCTAAGTAGATTTTTTCTTTGAGTGCCATGTGGCCTCCTAGTCAACAACAATGTCCGTGGGTGTGCCTATCAATTCTATACCATAGTCGACGCTGAGGCTTATCAGCCCCGGCAAGCCCGGCGTCAGCTGCGTGGAAAAGCCCAGCGTTGGCACCTTGCCACTGAGTGTCAGCGTGCCGGTCTCGGGCATGGTGGCCGACACCAGTACCACTGGCGGGGCTTTGCCGGTCAGTGTCAGCGTGCCCAGCGCCAGCGCCACTGTGTAATCCAGCGTCGGGGCTTGGCCTGCCAGTGCCAGCGCGTCCGGCAGCAGTCCCAGCTGTGGCTGGCCACCGCTGAGTGTCAGGCTGGCGTTGTTCATCGTCAGCACCGTGCCGCGCACGACCAACGGTGCCTGGCCGCCCAGGCTAAGTGTGCCAAGCGCCGGGGTGCGCCCGACGCTGCCTGCCAGCGAGTTCGCCTGGCCGCTGAGTGTCAAGCCGCCTACCGCAGGGTTCTCCCACACGTGGCGCGTAGTACTGGCAGTCGGCACCTTGCCGGTCAGGTACTGCTTGACGCGCGGCACGATGAACGCAGCGCTGTTGGTCACCGGCACCAGTACCGACTCCGGCTCCAGCACTAACTCCCGGCGTGGGGGGTTGGCGACGTGGTCAGCGACAGCGGCGCTCACTGGTACCTGGCCGGTGAGCGCCAGGGTTTCAGCTGCCGGGCTGGCAAGGTGATTAACCGTCAGTGTCTCGGCCTTGCCATCGATGACCACGCCGCCGACAGATGGCTGACGTATGAAGTCAACGATGCGGAACGGCAGCTTAGGATTGAGGCGGCGTTGTACCTCGAACGGACGCTCGTTGTAGCTGCGCAGCAGGCTCGGCGTCTGCTCGTTGAGCGTCAGAGTCTCGGCTGCCGGGCCGATGAACCGGTCGTACTTAAGGCTCGGTGCTGCGCCGGTCAAACTACGTGTAACTACTCCCGGCGACGCTGACAGCGGTGACTGATTCGCGTACTCGACGATGACATCGATGGCGTCGATGGCGAAGACCACGACGTCGCCGAACAGCGACGTTACCCGCACCTGCATGCCGTTCAGTTGGCTGACAGTCCAGTCCTGGTCCCAGTCGCTGTCCGTCAGGGTGTAATTTTGCTGGCTGGCACTCAGTGTTTGCGTAATAACACCCTGGCTAACGCCGCCGATCAGCACTTCCACCCAGACGTTTGCGGGGAATGAGATTGGCTCCGGGCCTTCTTCCCATAAAGCAGCAGAACCCGCTGCGCGCAGCACCACGGAGACACTCAGAACGTCATCAGCATCGACAATAGTGCCGGTGACATTGTCCAGATCAAAGGTGACGGCGTCACCACTGAGCGTGGTGCTTATCGTTGAGCCATCGGCGCTCGCGGTAGGTTCGTCAACGTTCGCGAGGAAGCCAGTCGGCCAGCCACTGTCCCAGCCGTTCGGCTGTAGCTGCATAGTCAGCGCGTTGACGTACGCGGGTTTACCGTTGAGCTGTGTGGCGTTGACCGGCGTGGCTATGCTGAGATCAAGCGTTGGTGCTTGGCCACTCAGTGCCAGCGTTTCTGCGGCAGGTGCTTTCCAGACGTGGTCAAGCGTAGTCGTGGCCAGCGGCACCTTACCGGCAAGGGCTAAGGCTTCTGCGTCAGGTGTTATGGCAAGCGGCGGGTCATACGTGACGTCGACATCGATACAGTCAATGGACCAGGTCTGGTCATCGACCTCACCAATGTTTGTGGTTCGGACCGACACCTGCGCGCCGTTCAGCTGCGCCACGGTCCAGTCTTGGTTCCAGAAGGCGCTAACGTAAACAAGGTTCGAGAGCGACGTGCCGAGCGTGTCAACGGTTAAACCAGGACCCTGGCTAACGCCGTCGATCAAAAAGTTAACATCAAATTCGCCGTCACGGAATATGGTGTAACTCTGCCTGGCGCGTATCGTGATGGTAACGCCCGTGACTGTACCTGCGTCATCTATGTCAACGACATCAGTAAGATCAAAGATGACTGTGTCACGAGCGAGACCCGTGCTGACAACTGAACCATCTGCTGAGGCTATGGGCTCGTCGACGTTGCTGACAAAGCCTGTCGGCCAGCCGCTGTCCCACCCACTGATATTAAGTTTTTCTGTAGCCATCAGTCGTACAGCATCTTAATGCCGCGCCTCGTCGTTAAGCTGATACACCGCAGTCGTGCGCCGTGCCTGCGAATCCGTACCGTCGATAGTACCGCGCCAGCGCCGCCGCTTAGTGTTAGTGTCGCCGCTCCCGGAGCTACGAAAGGCTGGTAAATAGCCAAGTAGCCCGTGAGGTTTAGCTCACCGACAGGCACCAGTACGTTGTGGACTTCTTCGCCGCTGAGCGTCTGACCATTAAGCGTCAGTGTGGCTGCGTCAATCTGCAGGTTATAACCGACATCAACCGCAGCCGGTGCCTGGCCACTCAGTGCCAGCGTGGCAGCGGCTGGCTGCCTGACTGGGTTGATAAAGTCGCCCGCCAGCGGCACCTTGCCGTTAAGGTTCCGAGCTACTGCAGGCGGCGTTATCGAGCGACCAACGTAGGCCAGCTGCTCGGTAATGCTGAGCGTCGCCTCATCAACGATGATGTTAAAGACCAGCGGGCCACTGATACCCGGGGTCTGGCCAAGCAGCGCCAGCGCCCCGGCTGCCGGGGTAATGGCGTAGTTGTTAGACAGAGCAAGCGTCGGTGCCTGGCCACTCAGTGCCAGGGTGTCAGCGGCAGGCGCGAACTCCAGCTTCGTCGGCGGTATGTGACCAGTGAACGTCAGTGCCCCTGTTGCCGGGTAAAATATTGGTGATGATGCCCACGCCTGCGGTGGGTAACCCAGCAACTTAGCGGAGCTGTCTAAGGCGGTCTGGCTGTCTTCAAGGACCGGGTTGTAGCCTTCCAGCTCACGGCGGTTACGGCTCGGCGCTACGACCGTATCCTGCGGCGACGTATCGACGATGCTGAGCGCTTGGCCGCTGAGTGTCAGCGTGCCTTTACCCGGCTTCGGACTACTGAGTGCTACGTTCGGAGCGTAACCGCGCAGCAACAAACCACGGGCGCGGGTCGTCGCGTTGCCGGTCAGCGTTAATGGACCAACTGGCGGGTTAGTAAGCGTGGTCGGTGCTGACTCGACGCCCGGTATGTGACCAGTGAAGGTCAGTGTCTCTGCGGCAGGCTCGACAATGAACGTACCCGCTGCGTACGGTACTAGCGACTGGCCTGTCAGTGCCAGCGTCCCTGCGGCTGGCGCGGGTACATCGCCCCGGTCGGCTATAGGTACTTTGCCAGTCAGTGCCAGAGTATCTGCGGCAGGTGCTACTGACTCACCAATTGACAGCGTCGGTGCTGCGCCCCGCAAGAGCAAGCCGTAGCCGCGTACTGGTTGCTGACCTGTTAGCGTTAACGTGGCTGCCTCGGGCAGCGCGGCGGCTGTTGACGGTATTACTGGTACTTGGCCTGCCAGCGCCAGGGTTTCTGCGCCAACAGCTATGAAGTAATCACGTTCTACACTGGGTGCCTGGCCAGCCAGTACCAGCGTATCGACGGGCGGCGCGAACGCCAGACCAGTGAGCGCCACGGGGGGCTTACCAGTCAGCGCTAAGGTATCTGCGCCAACGTCGATGAAGTAGTCACGTTCGACGCTGGGTGCCTGGCCTGCCAGTACTAACGTATCAACAGGCGGCACGAACAACGCTGCACTGAGCACCGTTGGTGCCTGGCCACTCAGTGCGAGCGTCTCTGCGGCGGGCGCTGCTGAGAAAGTTTGTAAGACAGTCGGTGCCTGGCCACTGAGTGCCAGCGCGTCAACCTCGGGTGAGAACGCCTGACCACTTAGGATCGAAAACTCTTTACCTGTTAACGCTAGGGTCTTTTCACTTACATCGATAAAGTAATCACGTTCAACAGACGGCGCATAGCCAGTCAGTGCCAGGTCATCGATGGCAGGACTGACGTAGTCCTCGCGCAGCAGCGTCGGTGTTTTGCCGTCCAGCACCAAGCTGTCTTCGCTTGGTGCTGCCGACTGTGTCTGCAGAATTGTTGGTACTTTGCCCGCCAGCGCCAGCGCGCCTGTGTCAGTAGCCACGCCAGCCGTGACTGTCGGCGCTTTGCCGGTGAGGGCGAGCGTCTCTTCGGTGACGTCGATGAAGTAGTCACGCTCGACGCTGGGTGCTTGGCCGCTGAGTACTAAGGGGTCAGCACCCGGTGCGACAACGTCTTCGCGCAGGAGCGTCGGTACCTTACCGGCGAGGGCTAAGGTTTCGATGGCCGGTGCAGTGTAGTCCTCACGCAGTAGCGTCGGTACCTTGCCTGCAAGGGCTAAATCGACTTCGGCAGGAGTGCGGTCAACATCGGCCCCACCAGAAACTACGATGGTTGGTGTTAAGCCATTAAGCCATAAGCCCCTGGCTGAGTAAGCACGTAGCTGCCCGGGTGCTACGGTTAACGTAAGGTCAACTGCGACACTGGGTACTTTGCCCGCGAGTACTAAAGCGTCTTTGTCCGGTGCCTTGGGAGTGTCGTACTGTAGCGTCGGTATCTTGCCAGCAAGTACGAGCTGATCAATGTCAGGCGTTACGTAGTCTTCCCGGAATACCTCAGGAATCTTGCCAGTAAATACCAACTGATCTGGGTCAAGGTCCGGCGTTTGGCTGCCGTCGATGACGATGTTAGAGGCAGTAACTGTGACCGCTTGCGAGGATGGTGTAGAGGTAACGCTGCGGTCAATATTGATCGCACGGATGTTGTAGCTGCCAGCCGTATTGCAATCAACCGTGATCGTAAATGCGGTGTCTTGGGTCGTGCTGGCGTAGTACGCCGTCCCCGCAGTCGATAAGCCACCGCTACCGGGTATGGTCTGCCAAGTGGCTGTACCTTGATCCCATTGCAGATCAAGGTCATACGCAGTAACACCGCCACCACCCGCAAAAGCCGGGGTGACCGTATATGTAAAACTGCCGCCCTCAGGCTGGTTAGGGTCCGAGGTCGGCGCAGAGATAGTGAGTGAGAGTAAATTACGAGCCATGGCTTAACACGCTGTACCAGGCGGCCCCCGGCTATGTACTTCGACCAGCGCAGCTTCTACCGGGGTGAACAACGGTGCTGCGTACTCCACGCGCAGTAGCAGCGTCACTACGACGTGAGGCAGCTGGGTCCTAACTGTTAGGGAGCCGCAAGGCGGCTTGACTACGATCAACGCAGCGGACCTGTTGGTACCAGGATCGGAGTGTCTACGCCGCCTGCATACTCATACGCGCCTATATCCCAATTCGATGTGCCACGATCAACGCCGTTAATTGAATCGGTGAATATACCGTTGAGCGGTGTACCAGCGTCAGTAAGCGATGTGTCGGTAGCCTTCAGCCTAAAGTCGCCGTTAGCCGCATCTTCAAAGACATTAGCCCATGTTGGTGCGGTAACACCGCTGGTGCCGTCGCCATCATCGGTGGCGCAATGAGTGATAGTTGCGCCAGTCACATCATCTATATCGTCGGTATTGTTAAACACCGCACAGTTTCTGACGGTAACGCCAGACGCGGTGGCGTCCATTTCGATGCCGTCCTCAAAACCATACACGACACAGTTGTAAGCGGTGCCCGTACCACAGGCGTCAAATATAATACCCTCACTACCGCCGCCGCCTACTGTACTGTAAACAATGCTATTGCGAACGTGCATATCGCCAGTTGTAGAGGAGTTGCAGTTGAACCCTTGAACTCCCGAAACCGTCGTATAGCCATAACACGACTGTATGTATAGAACGCCAGTGCCGTTAATTATTTCAATACACGACTCGCCAGCTGTTGCGCCACGCACCTGCAAGCCGATAACGTAATAATCGCCGCTAGCGGGAACATTAATCTCTATACCCGAGCCAGTCGAGGGGTCTAATCGGTATCTTGATACGTCCCAACCAGACGCAACCGCCTCATCACCGCTGGCTGCTTGAATTGTCAGGGAATTACAATCCCAAGTACCAAACGCTGCCGTTGTTGTGTCTGCTGTACCAGCGGATGATCGACACCACACCACACCATCGTCAGTACCGTTGGTAATCGTTTCTGCCGCCTCGTAAGCACTCAGCGAGGTGTAAGCATTGGTCCAGTCAACACCAGTACCTGCGCCGGTTGCATCAGGATCGACGTATCGTGTAATAGTTGCCATTAGGTTACGGCTCCAGTTGTCATGTTAATTGTGACTGTCTTGGTTGCGTTCATCGTAATAGATGGTGTTCTGGTTGTATAACCACCCGCAGTAATCGTCAGGTCGTGCGGGGTCTTGGCATCTGTTGTCAGGCTCGATACCCCTGAGTATGCGTTCTCGGTAAGTTCTGCCGTGACCGTGCCGTTAGCCGGGGTTGTCTGGTTCGATACCTCAAGCGCATCGGCATCGTCTATGACTACCGTTGCACCACTGATAGGCGTTGAGCCATCAGAAGTCACAACAACCGTGAGCGTCCAGCCATTGATCCAGTCGATAGACCCGGTTTCCTCGAAGGTCGCATCGCTGTAATTATTACCAGTCAACGTGTTATCAATGAACTCATGCCCACCATAATTCGGCTTGCCAGTGGTCATGCGCTTAAAGACAAGGACTGGTGAAGTGCTTGGGTCAGCAGATACCTCAATCACAGAGTTGGTAATCCGCAAGTCCTCGAATCCAGAATACCCAACCCACATGAAGCCAGCCGCGTACTCAAATTCATTGTTGGTTATTTCATAGCCAATGCCAGACCCTTCGCTTGCCAGTGAAACCGCGAACGGTGCGTCAACTTGGTTGCCCGTCTGCGCCCGCTTAGTTGCGCCAGACTGCCACAATGATTTGAACACATTACGGAATATCTTGTTGTCGGACGAAGGTATACCTACATCACCAGTGATCCGTAACGCGCTCGCGCCGCACTCATCGGCATAAGCTGTGAATGTGTTGTTGTAAGTTCTGGTTCCGTAAATGTAGTAGCCGCTTTCGTTCTCGAATTGAATGGCATACGTGCCGCTCAACTGGCAACCACTGTATTCAGGGTATTGAGCTTGTGATCGAACTGTTACCGTGTTGTCGTAAATGTGACAGTTACGGTGCGGCCTGATACCTCGGCTACTGCCCGCACTGGAATCAATCGTATTGCCAAAGGTATCTGAACCCTCACCACAAATAATGGCGAAGTCGTTAACAAACACCGAGTTCATTGTGATGGTGTTATTGTAAATCTGGTTGGTGTGCCCCGATTGATAGGCGCAGTAGATCGCGCCCTGCATTGATCCAGAGACCACATTGCCATTGACCCTTGGCATACGAGTGGCGTTGGTTTGGTGTACGTTAATCATTACGCCATCAAAAGAGTGACGACTGGTGATCGTGTCAACTTTACTGTTGATGGTATTGTCGTGTACCCAGATAGAGCGCGGCGATTGGTACTGCTCGACGGCCCTTGCGTTATTACCATCGACGTTGATTGTCAGGTTTGATACCTCAACCTCTTGCGCACCATTCTGGTTCGTGATGTTGACCGGATGATTGGACGTACCGGCAGAGGATGCCGTAGCGTAGCCGGACTGCTCAATCGTGCCGTTGTAAACGTGAAAGCCAAGCCCCTTACTGGTAACGGTCACACCATGAACACCACTTGCACCGCCGCTGCCGTACTTGATTGTATGCCCGTTCAAGTCCAGCGATACGTGATCGCCAGCAATGCTAAATACCGTACCAGACTCATCAAGATCGTTCTGCAAGACATACGTGGCGTTGTCGGTGCTGAGTGTGCCTGCGGCTGATACCGCTGTCGGTGTGATGGCTGAGTCAAACTTGCTCGACCATATCTGGATAACATGGGTCTGACCATTGTTGCAGTTGAGTGTCAATGAGCCTGTTTGAACTACACCGCCGCCAGCAAACGGATCGTAGTCAATGGTGAAGGTCTTAGTAGCGCCCGGTCCAATAACCTCGGACTGCGACAGGCCGGTAATGTCGTATTCTGAGTTCGAGTTAACGTAGCTGGTCAGGGCAATCGACGCAGCACTGGGGTTAGTCAGGGTGATTGTCTCTTGTCTCGGTGTACCGACAATAACCTTACGCAGCCACACCGATTTCGGGTAGACCTGTAACAGCGTGTCCTCGGTGATTAGTGCAACCTCTGGTGCGGTTTGCACCGTCACACTAAACGGGTTTGATGTGTAAATTGCCATCAGTCAGCCCAAAACCCCGTACCCGTTATGTTCCACGGGTTCTCAGCAGCGCCGATTACGTCGTCGGATGAGACTGTCGAAATTGCATCCATCATGTAATTTCCTTGACGTTAGTCGGTGCCGATGGTGTGTCGTTGTTACCGTTGTAGCCCGCCCACGATCCTACAAAGTTAATGTGTGCCGTTGAGCCGGTACATTGACCTGCTGTAAAGCTGTTAAACACATTCCACTCCGCTGCACTGACCGCTGTTTCAACATCACCTGAGATTGTGTCGTTGTTGGTATTCCATTGGGAACCAAGCAAAACGTCATAGTTTGTTATTTCAACCCCGGTAAAGGTATTTGCCCAAGTTGTCAGGGTGGCATCCCATTCGCCGTAAAACTCCAGCGCAGTCCGAGCCGCATCGGTGACGGTGTTGTTATAAACATATCCTGACGCCGGATTAGTGCCGCTCTCGTCACCGCCAAACCGGATACCGGCACCAATACTTCTGCCGCCAGCACGAATAATGTTGTAGCCAACGCTCGCATCATCCACCGCATCGCCACCAGCACCTCGGAAGCCAATACCGCGCATACCCGTTCCAACGTCTATAGTGTTGTGCAGTATCAGATAGTCTTGACTGCCGTCAAAGTGGATGACCCTGCCAGTCGTAATGGCCGAGGCGTCGATGTTGCAGTCATGTATATAAACGCCGCCGTGTTTGTAGTTTGAGATATAAGTAGCTTGACCACAGGGCGCTGAGAACGTGCAAGTATCCGCAAAAATATCTACGTCTTGACAATCAGCATAACCGCCATCCCTTGCGGCATTGACACAAGTAATCGTGTTGTTAAAGAATTTCAGGTTAGGGCCGTTGCAACTCCGTCCCATAACGGCATCACGCGCCGTACCAACCGTTGTGCCAGTGTCAATAGAAAGCGTGTTTGAATAAACTCTTGTGCCAGACATACCTCCGCTTGCATCTATGGCGGCAGTTCCGGGGTTTCTCGACTCAAACCCACAGTCATGTATCTTGCTGTTGGTCAGGTTGCCAAGCACTCTAATGTTTGCGCCAGCACCACCAGTAGCGGTGAATGATACGCCGTCTATCTCGACATTATCCTGTGTACCGTAGTCGATCTCTATGCCGTGGTCAGCATCAAACGTGATGGTCTGACCGTTGCCGTATAAGTAGACATCGCTGGAATCAATAGTGACCTTGCCCGCAAAGCTGGCCGTTAAGCGATAGTCGCCGGGGCCGGATATGGTCGTCGTTCCAGTTATGTCTGTGTACGACCGGCTTGGCGTACTTGGAATAGCAGCGACAAATGACTGTTCTGTGGCTTTCGCGCTTTCGTTGCCAAAGGCATCAATCGCAGAAGCCGTGCAATAATAAGTAACGCCAGTGTTTAGCCCAGTGACAATGCACTCAGTTGCACCCTTCTGACCGGTGCCGAAGGTGTCTGTGCCAAGGACGTTGTAATTACCACTGGACGTTCCAACATAAATCTTGAAGCTGCGTAAATCACGCAGCACTGACGCATCTGTGCTGGTGGTTGGTCGCGTCCACTCAAAGTGGAGTTGTGCCGACCCACCCTGACCAGAGGCTAAGTTAAGGATACCAGCAACAACCGACTGTGCCGCTGTTCCAACCTCCCGCAAAATACGCGCAGCCGATACCGTCAGATCACCCTGCGTTGCCACCAGCGCGAAGTCAAAGCCGCCTGTCAGGTTTTGTGTGGTGTCGAAGTTACTAAGTGCGACTTCACGAGTTTTCAAGTTAGTGTCGTTTATACCAGCGAAGGGTCCAGCTTCAGCGGTGCCGGTCGGCGTGGAGTACAGCACTTTCCAGCTCGCACCATCATCAAGCCACTCGACCTTCAGGTCTACCGTAGCGCCTGACCCTACGGGTAAGAACGCTTGGTCAACGGTAAACGTGATGCGGTCATTACCGCTGGCCACATTGGTTGTTCTTGCCGTCCAATCAACCGGGGAGCCAGCGTCGTGACTGTGGACCGAGCGAGTTACCGGCAAAGAACGTGTCGTAACAGAGCCTGCGGCCTCACGTTGATACAAGAAGCGTTCAAAATTCTTCAGTGTTGGCGAGTTATCGCGATCAGCCTCGATCTGGACGCTCCATGCATCCGGTGACTCCGCCGCCGTTTTACCAGCAATCAGCGTGTAGTATTCACTGATTGTCGGATCAAGCGCTACCCGACGATCCTCCACCCACATGAGGCGCTGCCCCATAGCCAGTGTACGCAAACACGCCATTCGGTATTCATAGGCTTCGTCCGGCTGGCTGGAACCGTTATACTCATTCTCGTTGGCGAAGAACCGCTGTTCCGCAAGAATCAGATTGGTGTAATCAGTTTCCAGATAACCGTCAGCGTCGTAGGACTGCCCATCTTCGTTATTCCGACCCCAATACTTCTCCGAGTTCCCCCAGCGAGTACCCATGCCAAGCGTATAGGCAAGATCATCCAGCACTGGCCCCACTAACTGATAAGCGGCATGGTTCGCACTGGCGTTGGTCTGGAACCACTCTGCTTTCACCCAACCCAACTTACCTACTTGCGCACCGACCGCTGTAGCCCACCAGTTCAAGCGATCCGTAAATGAGCTTTGCAGTAGCGCAGGCGTCATGCCAGCCGCCTCTAAGCTGGCGACGGCAGCAGCATCCATCCAAAATTCTTCGCCGTAAGAGGTCGAGATACCGTGGACATAAGCGCCGAGGAAATTCGCGTGATTGTGAATACCTTGTGCGCCAAAGGCTGTAATGAACGCCGACAGCTCAGCTTGTAACCCGGTATCCCACGGTGCTGCTACCTGAATATAGTTTGAAGCGTCGTCGTACTTCATGTATGCCAGTGCTGGCGAGTGTTTGTCCAGCACCCATTGCGGGATGCTCTGACCCGCACCCCATATGCCATTCTTATCGGCCACGTTAGTCTTAATAAGCAGCACTATCTGGTAGTCACCCAAACTGCCGTTCAACTTATCTGTAATGGATGTCCAGTCATAAACACCTTCTGCGGGGTTTAGATCAGCCCAGTAAACAGATAAGCCGCGATGCTCTACTTCCGAGGTTGTCGAGTTGAAGTTGTGAACAAATAGCCCAGTATCTGCTTTCGCCTGAGTACCGGCTGGCAGTGTCCAGAAGGCGTCTGTGCTCACCAATAGCTCCACACCCGTAAGCGGCGTGGTGGTTGCGGCTACGCCTCTCAGTTCCATAGTCCCACTGTCATAAGTGGCCTTGGACAAATCCAACCCGGTCATGCTGGTGGTGATGGCCTCGGACTGCGGGTTGCTGATGTACTGGCTCATGTCGTGGGTGCCATCGACGGAGAGCGTGATGTCGGGGATGGTACTGATAGTGATACCAACATCAACCACTGTGAAGCTCGCGGTCAGCGGTGCCGACAAGGACACCGTGTTAGCGTCGCCGCTGAGATTCTGCGAGTTAGACAGCGTTAACGTACCTGCTGTGGTGCCCGTCACCAGGCCAGCTGCTACCTCTACCGGCTGCTGTGAATCGTCTGCGGCGAAGGTCACGGTGCCTGAGGAAGGCGTTGTGGTCACACCAGTAATGGCCCAGTCCACTGATACTGCGGTGGTACCCAGCGCGCCCGTACGATTAACGGCGAACGAAATAAGTGTGTCTTCGGTACCGGAGTAGCCACTGCTGCCCAGGTTCAAGTATATGTCGGTGACTTCAGGCTCGTTGTACGTGGTGAAGTTCGTGTAGTACGGATCGCCAAACACCGGCGTTGGTCCGCCGTCCAGGTTCTGCGGGTTGGTCAGCGCCAGAAACCCACCTTTGTCTACTGTCACCTCACCCAGCTCTACCACGACAGTCTGCTGCCCTTCGCCGACCGGGAAGGTGATGGTGCCCGCAGCAGGCGTGGCAGCAGCGCCAGTCAGCGTCCAGTCAACGCTGACCCGGTGGCTGTAACCGTTAGTGCGCGTTGCTGAAAACTGTGTGGTGGTGTTCTCGGTGCCTTCGTACGAGGCCGCGTCCAGCACAATGGTACTGGCCGCCGTAGCAGGCGGCGTCATCCTGGGTACTATGATGTGGTTGGTAATCGTCAACGCGGCGGCCCCTGGGGTAACAGCGGTGTTACGAACCCTGGTAGGTACCGGGATGACGAGGCTGGAATCGGGAGGTTCGGGCTCATCGCCCGCCACAAACTCAGCTTCGACGACATAGTCGTGCGTATAGTGGACCGCTGCTGCGTTATCCTGCAGCAGTTCATTAGCGGCCTTCTGCGACGCTTCCCGCTCAGTCGTGTGCTGTGAAACGAACTCGCCGTTTCTGTAGACCTTGTAGTAACGCCCTGTTGCCGTGAACTCAATACGGTCATTGGCCACAAACCAGGTCCCTGCCTTACGTCAGCGTAAAGATACCTGCCGCTGCAAACTGAATTGTAAGCGTGTTGCCCGACGTAACCGAGAACTGACTCGTGCTCAGTTTCGACCAGCACAGCAGCGGACCAGAAGTCGTTGAGCCTACTGAGTAGTGAATAACCGCGTACTTCACGTTACTCAAGTTTGCGCCACTCGCTGTGAACACCAGGTCGGTCGCGTCCCACTTAGCCGACGACGGATCGCCTGCAACCGTCCAGGCAACGCCCGCAATGGTTCTGCCACCAGCCGCATAACCGCCAGCAGCAGCAATTTCACCGCTAAGCTGACTGAGAATTGACTGTGTATCAACCGATGCGTCGCTAGCGCTGGTGTGCAAGCTCATCTTGAAAATGCCAGAGTCCAGGCGAATACCGCCCGTAGCCTGACCGAGCTTTTTCTTGGCCTGATTGTAAAATACCCATGCCGAAGCAGCCATAGTTTATTCCTCGTCTTCCTCTAAGGCGCTAAGTGCCGCGCCAGTCTTAATAATATGAGCTATTAACCCATCACCTTTTACGTCTAACTCAATCTCGTCACCGAGCATTTTTACCATCTGAATGAACTCTCGTGCCTGAGAATACATCCAGGGATCACACCAAAAAACCTTACCGCCCACTGACACAGGTAAAGGTTTTGCTTTGTAATCGTTCTCCGGCTGTGAATACGCGTGATGTTCGTCCTCGCGGTAACAGCTGTCAAACCCATACACGTGAATCTTATGGAAGCCGAGCATGCGCAGCAAGCAAAGGCCCCGCAGCGTTACCGTGGAACCTCCCGGACAGGCGAACCATAAATCGTACAGCTCGTTCAATAAGTCCTCTACTTCGTCTGCCAGATTGACGTGCCAGATGTAAGTCCGCTCCAACGGCAAGTCCTTAAACAGTACCGGGTTGCACTGCGACGCCAACACGTACTTACAATCATCTACGACCGGACGCAGGAAGCGCTTATTAAACTTCCTACCGTCTATGATCAGCTGCATCGACGGTGTCATGCCGTTGGCGATGGCCCAGTTATAGGTGCCATTAGTGGTAACTATCGGCATACCTTTAGCGCGCAGTTCGATGATTTCGTCGGTGTAGTCGTTCAGCGATGGCCCACCACAGATCAACATAATCTCGGTGTCCTGCGGCGGGTGTGGACGTATCAGCTGATACTCCGTCTCGGCGTTTTTCCTTATGTTCTTGTGTACCTGCTCCAGGTCGGTGTTGACCTTGCCCTCAAAATTAACGTCGTCTTTGTCCGCCCAGGCATTAACATACAATTGGCAGGTATGGTCTTCGATGTTCTGTGACCATTGTATGAACGCGCCCAGCTCCTGGAACTTTTTCACCCACCACTCGTAGGGATGGATGCTTAGGTGCAACGGCTCGCCGATGCGTGCCCCCATGACATCGTCCTGCATGGCGATTTGAAAAAACACGTTGTTGGCGGACTTCAGGATATTTCTGAGTACGTCATCTACCTGCTCCGGGGGAATGTGCTCCATGACGTCAGTGCAGTAGCCATACGCCGCTGTCGCGGGTACGTCTTTGGCCAGGTCAGCCTGCAGCCACTGCAACCGGTCCGGCTGTTCTTCCATGATCTCAACGATCTCTTTGTCCAGCGCGTTCTTGGCAAAGTCCACCATGGTGACGATCATCTTGCCAAACATCGCCAGCATCAACGCGCCGCGCCCAGTGCCGCAGCCGAAGTCTATGCAAGTGCTGTGCGGCAGTGGCTTGGCTATTTCCAGGAAAGTAAACGCCGACTGCTCACCGGGGGCGACCTTACGGTAGTCGTCTATCGCCCACATCTTTTCGTACTTGGCTTGTTCTGTCAGTTGAATCTTTACTTCAGGGGGATGCCCTTTTGTGCCTGCCCTCATGCTCATAGAATTATTCCTTTTTAGTTATACTAAACGGTCGCGGACAACTCACGCATGGTGGTCGCCAGCGCAACCTGCGAGACCCGTTTCTTGCTTTTCAACCGCACTTCAAACTTCTCACCCTTGAATCCGCCCGGCAACTTAAACGCGGTGGAGTTGTGCACCAACTTATTGTAGCGTTTCGTGTCGTCGACATAAAACTCCACACGCACCGGGTAGGCGTCAGCAATGACTTTGGCCGATGACATATTAACCGCGTACGGCGTGTACGTTGGCTTGGACTTCCAGGTGTACTCCAGGTTGCTGCCCTGGTCCCAGCTTTCAATCTCGTCGCTGACGATGCAGTACAGCAAATCCTCTTCGATGTCTTTGTGGCCGCCTGTGACGTACTTGTTAATGTACCGCACGCCCGCGCCGGGGTCGAACGGATCGATGATGAACGCGCGGGTGACACCCGCGCCGTTGTTGTAGAAGCACAGGTACTGCTGCTCCCAGTTAAACGCCACGAACGACGTTGGTACCAGCGCCTGCCACTGGTCACGGTCAAAGATCGCCGCGCTAACGTTGCTGGCTCCGTCACTCGACAGCATAATCAGCCCGTCAGGGCTGGGGTACACGATCGCCGTACCAAGGTCGACGATGCCGCGCTTGGCGACGCACGCTTGTTCGATCTCCAGCTCCACCATCGAAATAGCCGAGGGGTCTGAGCCAATCGCCAGGTACGGCCAGCCCTTGGTTACCACCGCCACGGTGTTACCAAACACACCCACGCCCACAATCTCGTGACTGGTCACCAGCCGATAATCAATCGGCCAGGCGTGCGGCGCACCGGGTTCGGAGAACGCCAGCGTATTGCCGAAGAAGCCCACCAGGAACCCTGACGGGTGTGTCTTGATGCCAACCGTCGCCGCGTTCGGTGGATCGTAGATTTCAGAGGGAATAACCTCAGCCAGGTTAGCTGACGGAATTGTGTCGGTGTACGACGTGCCTGCGACCTGCGCCACTGAGCCACCGTCAAGGTAGGCTTTGTACGCCGTGCCGTCGGTACTGACCAGCGAGAAGTTGGTCGCGTCAACCACTGAGATAACGTAAGTGTTGTCGTCCAGCTCGTCCATGCCGTACGCTTGCGCTACCGTGCCACCCGTGCTGTAAGCAACGTAGCCGGTCGCGTCAATACCGTCGATGAAGAATGCATCGACGGTGTCCAGCGTGATCTGCCCACGCACCCCGTTTAGCTCGTCCATGCCGTTGCCACTGCCCAGATCACCCATCTCCACGTAATCGCCCGTGGCCAGCCCGTGCGCCAGTGCTTCCACGCGCACCGGGTTAGTCTTGCTGATGGCGGTGACCGTAGTCGTAGCCGCCAACCCCAGCCCGGTGAACTCAACTTCCTGGCCCTCGGTAAAGGTGTGCGACGCGGCGGTCGTTACAACGACCGGGTTGGCCTGCGTTATCGCCGAGATAGCCTTCGCGTTAGTGGACACCGCCACTTCCGTGACGTACTGGTAGTTGGTTGTTCCAGTGGAACCGGTATTAATCCGATAAATTCTGCGGTGCGTGATGTTATAGCTGCCCGCAGGCACCGCTGGCAGGGACTCGATCAGCACCGTCTGGCCGGTGCGCCACTCTACCTGGTTGCTGGCTGGCGACGGCGGCCCTTCCGCGCCCCAGCTGTTGACGAAGGTACACACGTAGTACCGCGTCTCAGGCACCTCGTCGGTGTCGTCTGCAGTACCCTGCAGCGTTACCGCGAAGCCCTGCGTCGGCGGCGGTACGTCCAAACGGTAGTAATTTGCCGGGTAACCGCCCGCACCGACCAACGCCGTGTCAGTGACCCGCAGCTCACTGGCGGCGGGGTCGGCGAAGATGACGCGCCCGTACTGGTCATTGGCGACCGGGTAGGTCACCCAATCAGTGTCAGTGGTTGCTTCCAGCCATACGGAGGCGGAGTACCGATACAGCGATATCGGCGACGCTAACGTCGTCGACTGGATGTTGCTGGTGTCGCGTATGGGAGCCAGTGCGCCGGAGTCCATGCGGCAGTTCAGCGCCGTCTGCGCTGAGCCTTCAGGCAGCAACCGAGGGTGTATGCGGGGCAGTTCGCCTCGGAACCCACCTAAGCGAATAACCGACATTTACAGTCCGCCGTATTTAACTTTGCGTGGGATACCCGTCTGAAACTCATCCGCCGCCTCGGCGCGCGCACTGGGCAAGCCGTCACGGAACCGCAGGTCGTGGTACTGCGCCAGGCTGGCGTCCGTCCAGGGCTTGCGCGGTACGGCGTACAGATACGCCAGCGCACCGTGAATAAACAGCTCAGAGTACTTGTTCACCAACACGTCGTTGATGGTAGTCGCCGTCAGTAGTGGCTTGACCGACACGCGTGCGGTGTACTTGCCTGCAGTGGTGGCAGACGGCGTCGGCATGAACCGCACTGTGTTGTTGCCGTCCAGCACGTAGTAGTTGGCGTCAGGCTCTGACTCAGAGCGCCAGTCACTGATGTTCTTGTCAAGCCAGCGATACGTGCGCGGCTCCGGGGGCGCGCCGCCGTCAGCGTTCTTCATACTGATGATGTCTACCAGCTCCGTGCCACCGGGCAGCAAGCTGGTGAGGTTAACCGTCGCGACGTTCTTGGTTACGCCGACTGAAACATTCACGCGCCACGCCCGCGTAAATTCACAGAACTCCCGCATGGCCCGTAGTAATTGACGTTGTGCGACAAACGACGGTACCTCTGGTACCTCCATGCGCACATCAGGGACAAGTACGGAAAGCAGTGCCATCAGGACCTCCGGGGTTCAATCTGTATATCAGTGGACTCTTTGTAGCCGACACCCAGCAGGAACGCCCGGTAGAACGCCGTGGCACGACCCAGCTCAGCCGCTGAGTCCTCGGTGTCCTTGCTCAAGCCTCGGTACACGATGTAATCAATCAGTGAATCAGCGTACATATCGCTGATGGCGATGTTACCAGAGATCGTGGCATCCCCCGGCTGCGCGTTGTACACCACTTCCAGCAGCTCACCACCGGCCTGCGGCGGATACACCTCGAACTGCTTAGGGTTACGCTCATCGTAGAAATAGCTCTCGGCAACACCACTGGCCGATGCGCGCCAGGTGCTGCTGAGCATGTCCACCGTGGCGTAGTCTGCCTGGTGCACCGCGCTACCGTTCGACACGTTCTTCACCACGTCTACCAGGCGAATCGCGTTAGTCGGCAGCGTTTGCGCAGTACCGGCAACAGCAGTGACATTAGCGCGCAGCACGTAGGCATCGGTGGAGGGTCCTTTGGCAACGGCGCGCTGACCGTCGTTGAGCCACTCCAGCAGCTCAGACTCCTCCCAGCGGACAAACTCTTCGTCATTCAGCAGCGCCGCAGCGCGATTCAAGATACTACGTACTGTCGTTGCCATCTTGCTCTATCTCATGCATCGCCTGCTCGAAAGCCAGCTTGACATCTTTGTTGGTGAAATTGAAGTCTACTAGCTTTTTCACTGAGGCCGCACGAGGTACGCCAGCCATGGTGAAGTCGTTCGGCACGCCCCTGGCGATAAGCGTCTTGCATGCTTCCAGTAACCCCGTCGTGGTGCGCTCCTCGGTGGTCTGGTTCGCCACCGGCTCCGGCGCGGGCTCCAGCGGGTCCTCTGGCACCAGGCCAGCGACCAGCGCGGCGTTAAACAGCGCCTTGGGGATTTGCCGGGTCTGCCCGGCCTCGAAGACAGAGCACATATCACCAAACTCAGAGGTGATAGTGACGTTCCGCGCCGAGGTAAACCTGGCGCTAGCGGGTCTTTTATCTAATTCCATGAAAACACCTTTGGTCGAAAAAAGCCCCGCCCGAAGGCGGGGCAAGTCGGAGGGCCTACTAGATCGCGGTATCTACCCGCACGACGCCGAAGTCTTCGGAAGTTGCGCTGTAAATACTGTTGAACTTAGGCTTCAGCAAACCGAAGATTTTGCCGATCGACACACCGTGCTGGTTGCCGTAATCGAAAGTCTCTTCGTCCCAGTACGGCAGACCAATGTCCGCCATGCCGAGTGCCTGTGCGCCGCAGAACAGGACGGCCTGGCCAGGTACTGCGCCGGAACCCCAGGTCTGCGAGTTATACACATGCCGGAACTCGTGAATGATGAGTCCATCCTGCGTGATCATGCTGCCACTGAACAGCGGGTTGCCCTCGCCACGAGGTCCTGCGTTCCTGAGATTAGCCAGGAAGTCAGAATCTTGTTTCAGCTTGGCAATACCCTGCGGGCACATAAACACGTGATAAAACTCCGTGCCGCCCGGGCCTTTGATGCCGCGAATGTACTCGTCCTTCATAAACGCCTTGGTTTCTACCAACATCGGCCACGACGGTGTATCAGCGGCAACGATTGCCGTGTTATCACCAGCCGAGAGGCCGTTGGTAGCATCCCACTGCCGCCAGCGCCGCGTAGACGGTGCTGTAATGTCACTGGCAAAAGCCAGGTCATTAAGGTTGCGACCCGTCGGATTAACCGCGCGAGTAGCGTCTTTGTTGGTCTTGGTGTATGCCGCGCCAGACAAGGTAAGGAAAGTCATCTGGTCAATGCGATCTGCCAGCCAGTAGGCCAGTACATCGCGCGAAGTGCCACGGAAGTTGACAACGGATTTCTGGTCAGCCATGCGACCAGCGAGACGGTTAGCGTTACGCAGCTGGTCAATGGTGATGACCGTGTCGTAAGCCTTGATGGCCTCTTCGTTGTTCTCCATGGTGTAATCGCCTACAACACCGTCACCTTCGAGGTCCGCAACGAGCGTCAAAACTGCGCGATCACCCTTCTCACTTTTGGTGAGTTCGGTAATACGCTGAATCATGCTGTTGGGGCCTTTTCCGGTAAACCGCATTGTAAACGACGCGTTCCTAGCCGCCATCCACAGATCACGAGACCATACGGTCTTTTCCTCTGAAGTTAGGGCCGTAAAGTTTGTAAGCGCCATTAGAAAAGCTCCAAATACGAATATTGAAAAAAGGTTTCTTAGTGAACCCCACTAAGAAAGGTTTTTTGTGGTTATCGGACCACTCAACCGAACAACAGCATGTCCCTGCCGGGGGGCCAGGCTCTTACACGGCCTGGTCGCGAGGTTTGACTGTAGCCATAAAAAAGGCGGGGCTTCAAGCCCCGCCTATATTTGTTGGTCAGGATGGCAGGATTCGAACCTGCGACATTCTGGTTCCAAGCCAGAAACTCTACCAGACTGAGCTACACCCTGATGGTGCCCAGCCTGAGATTCGAACTCAGATAAACCTGTTTCTAAGACAGGCGCGTATGCCAATTCCGCCAGCTGGGCCAGATTTTGAGTTCGTCGGTCGCATGGTCACAGTATATCACCGCGCATGCGGCGTTTGGTAGACTCCGGTAACGCCTCGAACTCCTCGTCTGACATCGATTTGATGTCACGCCGGGGCTCTTCGTTATCAGTGCTTTCCCGCGATTTTACCAGTGGCGGCTGCTGGTTAGCTGTTTGTGCCTTCTTGCGTGCGTCGGGCTTTTTAATGCTCACCACGTTATCCGGTTTTGTATCGAAACCATACATTCTGGCGGTGCGATCGGCTGCGCGTTGTAGTGCATCTACGCGGGAGTAGATACCTGACTTGGCGTAGCCGACGTATAAATCCAGCATCTCCTCACGCGCCTCCTCGTTGAAAGAGTCGCTGTCAGCCTGGAACTGCGGAAATGCCGCCTCGATGCGGGCACCAACCTCCTCGAAGGTCAGGTTTTCCTGTAAGTACTTATCGCCTTCGGTGGCAATCCTCTGAGCTTCGCGCAAAGTTTCTGATTTCTCGGCTTGACGAATCTCCTCGCGAAGCGCGGCGTACTTGGCAGTGTCGCCTTCCAGAACTGCATCCATCGCTTCCGCTTCTTTGGCCGCGTAATCAAAGGGGTCGGGCTCAGGCTCGCTTTTCTGCTCAACCACGCTCTCCAGCTGTTTCTTCAGTTCTTTGGCTTGCTTCTCCGCAGCCTTCATGCGCTCGTTGACTTCGTCGAAGCGGTCCTTCGGCACCTTATGCTCTGCTTCCGGCTCTTCCTCGGCCTCAGCGACAGGCTCTTCCTCTTCAGCCTCTGCCTCGGGTTCTTTCTCCGCCTCGGGCTCTGCTACCGGCGTCGGGTCTTCCTCCGCGTCCGGGTCGATGCCCTGCGCCAGCAGCTCTGCCTCTTCCTTGGTCTGCGGCGGGTGCGTATCCACGGACACCGTATCTTCGTCCTGCACGTACTCCATGTCCATAAGATCGTCGTCTTCACCGCCAATGAAAGGATCGGTGATTTCTTCGGTTACTTCTTTCTTAGCCATTATTTTGCCCTCTGTTGTGGCATGACGGACTTGGCGATCACGTCAAGCTCTTTCATGGAGTGTTTCGTGCTTTCCTGCATGAGCGTGACGTCGCGTTTGTTCTGCGAGTGAATCTGCGCCAGCTGCAGCTTATTCTCCAAGTTATCATAAAACATCTGTAATTTCGCTTGTAAGTCCACCAGCTTCTCCTTGGACTGCATCGCCAGCTGCATCGCGGCTATCTGCGCATCGCCCTGCAGCTGCTGCGCCTTGGCAAACTGCGAGGCGGCGCGTGCCTGCAGCTCAGCCACCTCGGCCTCCAGCTTGCTCGCCTCCAGCTCGGTGGTCTTGATCTGCAGCGCCATCTGCTGCGCTTGCAGCTGAATCTCTTCTTCCGTCGGAGGTGCTACACCCTGCAGCCCTGCGACCCTATCGGCAATGGCATCCTTGTCGTCCAGCGGGGAGTGTCTGATAACGACATCGTCAGGAATCATTACCCCCGCCTCGCGCATCTGCAGGGCGTAGCTAAACTGTGCATCTTCGTAGTTATCCCTGGCAGGACGCGAGCTAACGACTACGTCGTATTCACCCAGCGTGACGTCGTTGGTTATCTGTCCAGCCGCATCCAGGCCATTGATAACCAATTCGTTGTTCTGATCGTTGTAACCGTTCCCCACCGTGACCCGCACGATACGCGTCTCGGTGTAAAAGTCCTGTATCAGCTCCAGCATCTTGGCGGCCACCAGGGCGCGGGTGCGCTTCAGCGCGTCGAACGGCACTTCCACCTGGATCAGGCCACGTGACTCCAGCTGGTCCAGCGCGACCCCGGATACCTCGCGGCTGGGCTGGCCGACCAGGCCTTCCACGCCCGCGATGCCCGCGACGTTTGCCTGCGCGCGTGACGCCAGGCGATCCAAGCCCGTGGGTATCTGGTTCGCCATGATCTTCTCGGGCCGGTCCGAGCCGCGCTTCACCGCCATCACCAGGCCGGTCTCCGCGCCGCGCTCCTCCAGCTCCTCGGTGGTCATGTTGAGCAGCGAGCCTTCCTCGTATATCCAGCCGGAGTTCGCCGTGGTGTTCACAATGTGGAGCATCTGGCTCTCCATCTTGTTGAACTGCTCCTGCGGCGACAGCAGCTGCTTGACGACTCCCGAAGTTTTGCCCTTGCGGAAGAACGGAAAGTACGGAATGACGGTGAAGGTGCGGTACGGGCTCCAGCTGTCGTGCAACACCACGTTGTCAGCGGTGGTTACCCAGCGAATCTTGTGGCCGACGCGGCGAATGATCGACAGGCCGGTGGCCCTGGCAATCGCCTCGGCGCGCTCGTCCGGCAGCTCGTCAGGGATCGGCTTCATGTCGCCAATCTCGTTGTCGATGAAGTACCGGATGGTCTTCAAACGCTTGAACTGCCGCTCCAGCACGCGCACCGCGCGCACCGTGCGGTCGTGCACCTCGGCGGTGTACTGCTGCGACTCGTATTCGTCCGCACCGAACGTGCGGGTACCCTCGTAGCGCACCGAATCTTCACCAAAAGCGTTGTTGCCTGCGGCGACGCTCGCTACTTCTTTACGCTTGTTCTTGCCGTAGTGCGCCTCGATGTCGTCGAGCGTCATCCAGCGCGTGGTCATTACCTGGTTCCAGGTACTCGGATCGTAGCTCTTGGCGTCCGGGTCGGGCAGTACTTCGTACGGATCAAGGGCTGCAACCTTGATATCGCCCATAATGTTGTCGGAAAAGTCCAGTCGCAGGTCAAAATAGCCGCGATCAATGACAATACCGTCCTCAAACACCTCTTTTTCGACAAATTCGTACTTGTTATGGTCCAGAATCTGCTCGGTGAGGCGCGTGAGCGCCTCAGCGGTGTCGTCGGAGGCGTCCCGCGCCGGTTTGAAGACAATATCGGCCCGTTGCTGGGACTGTTTACCCAAAAACGCGTTGACGACCTTCAAAACTTCGTTAATCGTGAGGACCGGGCGGCCCTCAGCCTCTAACTTGGCCCTGTCTTTGTCTTCCCACTGCTCACCGAGCACAAATCGATCGCATTTCTTGGCATCGTCGAGCCAATCGTCGTGACCGGAGTCACGCGCGCGCTGATAAGCTACCCAGTTCGCCTCGGCGACTTGGTTTTTGGTGTCTGCAGCCATGAGGTGTTAACGATTAACACCCTTGTCACGTGGCGTCCCGATGTTTTTCGTCATCGGCGTCTCACGATTTGCTTTGTTCAAGCTGGATTTCTTGCCGGTCGAGCTACCGCCCTGGAATTTTGCCTTGCCTGGGGGTGCTGAAGGGTTAAGGTGCCTGCCTGCCATCGGTTTTCTCCTGTTAAGAACTCATCATGCTGCGTGCCTCGCGGCCCATGTGCCGGAGTCGGTCACGCCAGCTCGCGCGACGCGGTATTTTACTGTAAATGCCACCGGGCGAGGGCGTTTCCACGGACAACAACGCCAGCCAGGCCGCCGCGTCGACGTGGTCGTCGCGCCGCCCGTACGGAAACTGCAGTAGCTCGGTCACAAACTCATCCACCCAGTCGGCCTCGTCAGGGTGCGGTAGCCATACACGGCCTTGCCGCATCATCCCCTGCAGGGTCCGGCAACGCTCTAACTTGTTGCCCTCCCGCGCCGGACGAAGCTCGGTAATATGCATGGCGTATAGTTCCCTATCAGACATCACCGTGTCGAGCAAAGGCCCCACGGCCAGCGCCACTTTGTCCTTTTCAATGCCCACCGTGAACGGTTTGTGCTTCTCGTAGCTGTCACAAATCTCGTTGACGATCTCAAATGCATCAAAATGCCCGTGCCGACAGTCCAGGAACCAGTAATCGCCGACGCGATCCTTGCCCCAGGTGAGCCCCACAGTCTTGTCGTTCACCTCTTTCTGGCCAATCGCCAGGTCCCAGGCCGCTACCTTGGTCATGTCCTCCGGCAGCTGGCCGTCACCCTTGCGATAATACTTGATCATCGACTTCTGGAACTGCGCGCCCTCGTCAGGCACCGGGTTCTGCTGGTACAGCGCCGCCCAGGTGCGCTCACCGACTGCCTTGCGGATCATGGTCAGCTGCGCCTTGTTGTAGCGCGCCTTGTGCAACGGCTCGCCGCGCTTGCGGTGCTGTTCGTCGGCGACCGCGATCGCCGGGTAGCGAACAACTTCAAAGTTATCGCCGTTGCCCTCCAGCATGTCGGCTTCTAGTCGACCGGACAGGTCATCAAGATGCCACCGGGTCTGGATGACAAGGACTCCACCTCCTGGGGCCAAACGAGTATATGCCGTCGTTTCGTACCAACGCATAATGCTAGCTCTAGTGGTGTCGCTCTCAGCTTCCTGTGAGTTCTTGATCGGATCGTCGATGATGAGTACGTGGGCTCCCTTACCGGTGATCGGTCCGCCCACACCAGCGGGTAAGAAGCCGCCTTTCTTGGTGAGCTTCCACCCTTGGGCGTTCTGATTGTCTCTGTCAAGTTTCGTCTCCGGGAACAGTACGCGGTACTCAGGGTCACGCATGCGCTCGCGCACGTTGCGCGAGAAGTCCAGCGCTAAGCTCTCGGCGTAAGAACACACGATCAGCTCCCAGTCAGGGTGATGGCCGAGCAGCCACGCGGGAAATTCTTGTGAGGCGATCATGCTTTTGCCGTGGCGTGGTGGCATCTGCAGCATGAGGCGCGGATTCTTGCCGTCCTCCACCGCCTGCATGAATCGCTGCAAGCGCATGCAAATGTCCTTGTGCACCCAGCCCGCCAGGTAGTCCGCGTTGAAGCGCAAGATACTGGCGATCAGGCTGCGCCGCGACAGCTCGCGCTGCGCCAGCTCACGCCGTACCACCGCTGCACCTTCCTCCACAACGCTATCGGCGATTTGCTGCATGTTGGCCTTGACGTTCTTCTTAGCAATTTTTTCCTTGGCCTTTTTGATGTTCTTGCTCTTGCGCTTATTACCCAGCACTTTGTTCCGAGCGCGTAGCTCGGCCTCGACCTCGGCGTACCAGTCAGGGTGCAGTTCCTTCTGCTTGTCCAGCCATTCCTTGCGAATAGTGAAAGGCCGGGTCTTACGACACGGGTTACGGTAGGCGTCACGCTCGTCGATACCCTTCTTCAAGCGCAGCATGACGCGCGCCTTCATCTGGTCAGGCTGAGCGACGTGCTTGTGTTTAGTATCAGTCACGTGTGTTAGTGGGGAGTGCTGTGAACTCGGCGTCGACGACGTCCGTCATGCGCGGACCCGCGAGCTTGGCTAAGTCAGCGTCGGACAACGTGCGCAGCTCATCACGCGAGTAGTCGTGCACCTCCAGGATTTTTCTTTCTGGTTCGTAAGCACCCAACAACTTGCCGATCTCGCGCCACGCCATTACCAACTCCGCTGCTGTGGCAGCTGCCGAGACCGCGTCCATCATGCCGGTCAGTACGTCGCTCTTGGTCAGCTCTTCGACGCTGTCGGTGCTTTCCTTGATGAGGTACCTGATAGCTGCGCGTACCTTCGGGTTCTGCTCCAGCTCGCGCTGCGTGTTAGGGGCAGCCCCGGCAGCGGCGGCAGCCGCTTTCTGCGTCAGTCCCTGCAGCCTGGCCTCGACGTAATTCTTCTGGATCAGCGTGAGCGCGGTGTAGGGATTCCGCTCGGTGAGCTGCAAGCCTTTGGTCTTGCCGTTCTTCTTAGCCACTCGCCTCTTGCTCCGCTATCTGTTGCTGTAGCTCGACGACACGCTTGCGTAGCTGCACCACGTTGCCGCGCAGCTGCTGTTCCTCGCGGCGGCGCTTGGCGCGCCACGCCTTCATATAAACACTGTGGCACGCCTTGCAGTAACGCTGGCCGCTGCGCGGCGGCTTGTCACAGTTCGGCATTGAACAAAGTTTGTCAGTCATGGGCTAGCTTACCTGTACGTAGTCACCCGCTCGTAGAACAATAGGATACCTGCCGCCGATGAGTTGTGCTAGTGACAGCTCCGGCATATCGCTGTCCTTACCAAAATCAATCCGCACATCAGTGAGCAGCCCGTGCTTGATGCGGTTACCCAGCAAGCTGTCTGCCTGGATAACCAGCGTTTCCTTGAAACGCAGGCCGAAGCCACCGTCGCTACCGGTGAGACTTAGTACGGCGCGCTTAGCGCCAAGTACGTAGGACTCTACGCCGATGAACTTCAGCGTCACCTCGCACCACTTCTGGCGCTTGCGCCGCTTGGGCATGTTGTCGAGTCCGCATAGCTGGAGTAGCGCCTGGGTAGGTGCGGCCACAGAGTTTCCTTTCGAGTCGGTCATCGGTTGTTTTCAGCATAGTCATTCTCCGTCAGGGGTTGCAATTGCTTTACGAAACGTCGTGCTTCGTAATCGATGTGCTGTTCTTCGGACATGGTGCTTTGGACTGGGTGCGTTTTGACGTACTGAAGGGCGCGCCGATACCCAATGGTAAAGGCTGAGCGGGCTGCGTTGCATTCGCGCTCGTGAGCGATTTGTTCGCTGGTTTGAAGATTGAGTTCTAGTTGCTGCATGCTAAGCTCCTTGTGCTTTGTTCCACGGTAACAAGGTATGCAAAAAAATACAAGACCTTTCTTGCAAAACTACCTCCCCCCTCCCACCACAACACGTATCCCTCTCCCTATCTCACCCGACAGGCCGAGCAATCCGAAACCGCGTCACTCCGAACTGGGCCCCGTCAAAACCACGCCATCTCAGGTTTTAGCACACCTCGCGCACTGCCTGCTCTGCCACCTCGCTAGCGCTCAGTGACATCGCATGCCCAACCGCTACATCGCTCGCTAGCGCTCCCAATTCCGCGTTTGGCTTCGCTTCGCTCAGGTGCGCTCGGCTTGGCACACTGCTTGGCTTCATTGCGACCCGCTGGCGCGGCCCGCAGGTGGTTGGTTTGTGTCATTCACGTTGGAGATACACATGGATCGCATCATCAACATCATCGGCTTCATCACCCTGTGCGCATTTGCAGGCTTCATCGCATTCGTCGCAGCTGCCCTCTTCATCATCGCAGCCTAGACATCATCGCAGCTGAGTATCCTGCACTAACAACTGCTCACCCACCCACTACCACAAGGAAACACATCATGGCTAACAATCACAGCAAACCCACACATCGCGTTGCAGTTGCCAAGCACTACGGCCCGAACAACGAGAAAACGTTCTGGACCACCATCGGCAGCGCATGGGCTATCAAGAATGGCTTCAACATCGAGCTTACCGCACACCCCATCGGCACCAAGATGTGCATATTCGTCAACGAAGACAACAACGAGGACGCCTCATGACTTTGTTCTTCACTATCGTCGCCGCGCTATTCACAGTGCAGTGCATCAACACACTCATCTTCTACATCTGGCTGAACGAGCCATGGAAGAAGCTGTACCGCACCCGCAAACCGCAAGCCACCTACAAGGAAACCACGTCATGAAACTCAACTTCAGCAAACTGCGCAACCGCACGATCGATGTCACCGTCAAAGTACTCACCAAGGCCAAGGCACCGACCAACTTCGAACGCATCACCAAGATGATCGACGACGCAGACCTCACTCCCGAGGAACAGCTCGCCACGTATCGGAAAGTCTCGCAACTCATCAAGGAAGCTGACAATGCTTGAACTCGTCGGATTTATCACGGTGATGTACCTCGCCTACAAGTACATTGAAGCCGAGCAGGGAGACAATGATGATCGTTCTTAATCTTCCCTACACACCACCACACACGCCTGACCAGCAAGCGGCCAACAACATCACGGCCATGATGCAGCTCAAAGCACAAAACGCAGCGCCAAGCATCGCTAATCAGGTTGCCCGTCACATACGCTTAGTCCACATCGTCCAGCACCACACGATGCGCAAAGACTGCGCGTACTGACACCACGGAGAGCCGGGCACACCGCTCGGCTCTCCCCCTTTTTTTAGAGCGGCAGAACACGTGGGTGCGGTGGCGGGTTCGACACCGCACTCCGTCGCTGACCAAGCGACTCGCGCTGCGAGTCGCTGGTGGTTGGTGGGTGAGATTGGTGGTGGGCTGCGTACGGAGTGCAGAGTACTACGTGCATAAAACTCTGTACTTCGTGCGTGGTGAGGTGCGACATCGAGCGCACCACCATTGGCTTAAAACCGCTAATCTGACTAATTATGCGCATCAAAATCACTTTATTCACTTTTTGTAAACCATTGGAGACAAACCATGAAAGACACATTGACCAAACTTAGAGCACTGATTTCGATGAAATCCTGCCTTATTGAGGCATTACGAGCCGACTTGGCGGCAGCTGCAGCCAAGATAGATGTTCTCACTGATGCCAACCAGGCACTGTGCAAACAGAACAGCTGGCTAATTCAACGGCAGCAACAACTGTTCAGCAGCCTTGACACCATCAAGGAAGAGCAACGCGTACTACTACGTGACAACCAAGAACTGGTTAAGCAAATGGAAGAGTGGTGGGCTCAACAGGATGACGATAAAGACTGGATCGACGTGCAAGTGAATCTGGATAGGGAGAAAGATCATGCCTAAACCACTGACATGGAATGATCTTGCTAACTTATACGATGAAAGGACCAACAACAGAAAAGCAAGAACCTTACCCATGGAAACTGTATTGCTATGGGTAGAAACCCAAGCAGACATTTTATACAACGACGAACTAGACGAGTTTTACCTCGGGGAGAGCAATCATGCTTGAAGCAGCACTGTTAACTGGTATCGGAGTCTGCTGGATACTCAGCAGGATGAATCTGCGGCGTGTCGCTGGATACGCTTTGTTCTGGGACATAGCCATTACTGGCTTATTGACGTTCCTGTTCATCGGCACATTCGCAGGTATGGTCACTGGCATGGCAGCCGGTGTGTTTGTCAGCGCCTTCCTCACTATTGTGAAAAAGACCGCTGGCGCAGAACGGTTGACACTCGTACGCAGGGATGACGAGGCAATCGCTAAGCTACGTTGGAGAGAAGTCAAATGATCAGCTGGCTATTACAAAACGATCAACTAGAGCAGCTACTTAACTGGGCTGACATGCCCATGGAGCTGTGGATGAGTTTGTGCATACCGCACCAGATGGCTGTCTTTGAGTTGCACTGCGTTGATGTAGCGCGACTCGAAAGAGCTACCAAGTACTGGGATGCACGTTTCAAAAGGGAAAGTACACATGAAACTGCTTGAATGGTGTTGGTCATGGCTACCAGACAATTGCCAAGTACATGGCTGTTGCCGCAAAGGTATGCGCGGTAATGAAAACCATCTACCTGTAGCCAAAGACAAATATGTGATTGTCTGTGACTACTGCAGTTCAGCCAATATGAACTGGGAGCAAGAAAAAGCCCAGTACTACCAACATCCCGAAGGAGTGTGAATATGGGAAAAAGAGTCAGTAACAAGAAAGGGAGTCGTAAGACTCCGGGGCGCTCGGAACGGAAGACGAGCAAATACAACGTCGATGAACAACAACGGAGAGCGCATCGACGTAGGTGCAGGTAACTGCATTGGAGACAGTTATGATCCATTTGCGTGTAGCTCTTGTCGACGGTTCGTTCATCGATGAAGAGTTTCCTGACCATGAGATTGAAGCGGTCGAACTCATGGTTCGGGGTGCACCAACCGAACTACTCGTAAGAGTGGAAATTGAAGACCGAAAAGAAACCCTTGTTTATACCTACACTAAGGAAACTACTTATGCCTACTAAAGCACAACTTGAAGAAATCAACGCGAAGCTGCAAAAAGAGATTGCAGAAGCCAAGCGTCAGGCCTCAGCTGTCAATGTACCAGTGACAGTAGAAGAGAAATCCAGCTCCAGCTACACAGAAGCCGGTGGCTCACATGCCATTGATCATCTGACAATGCTGGACAACCACGAAGCTCCTGATACCAACAAGGAACTCAGGGAAGACATCGATGAGCGTGACAATGCTGATCTGTCTTTCTGGAACAACAGTTGGACTTGGGTCAAGGCTGCTACCAGCTACGGTAACAAGCCCGAAGACGAGTGGTTCATCAACCCAACGGCCAAGCTCATTGGCGAAGTGATGCTGAACGTACCCATTGTATTCAGCATGTGCGAAGCAGCGCTGCTGTCCGATGCTCACAAAGCCGAGCTGAAAGATGAGCGCAAACGGCACAGCGACTTCTTGGGTGCTGCACCATCAGGTGATCTGATCTCGGAGAGCTTGGACTTGCTGACGAACTACCAAAGCAGGTTCTTTGAGGCCGTACAGCGTTACATCGGCCTTGTTGCCAGCTATGAGAATCAGATCAACGGTCAGAACGTCGACGAGGAACGCATCGAACGTGCCCAGATGAACAAGGAAGCAGCTGGTGCACAGTGTCGTGCTTGGGCTGGCAAGCTCATCACGCTGGTTGAGGCATACCACAAGGTCGTCACTGACGATCGTGCTTACAACCTGCGGTTTGACTTCAGCCCAGTAGCGCCGACGGATACACGGCCACCGACTCGCGAGTACAGTCTGTACAAGTGGTCGATAACCACGACGCTGAATAAGGTCGGTAGGCGTCTCGCCAGAAGCATCAAGGAAGGCAAAATGGATGCTGATAAGTACCGCATCCCCCGTCCATGGATCACGGACACCCGCAAGGGTCATCAGCTCAATGCCAACGCATTGCTGAATGACTTCGCGTAAACAACACCAAGTCCTGGCACTAACGTTTAGTTAGTGCCAGGCATTCTTTGGAGACAGACATGCACATCATTACTTTCATCGCAGCATTATTCGTATCAACACTACTCAGTGTGTTGATGACTCGGTTCATTGAGTCACGTCTTGATGCTTAATAACGAAAGGCGAAGACAATACGTACAATAACCAAAGTAGTTATTAGCATCACCCTGACATGCTGTCGGAGCGCATTCCGGCAGCATGTCCTTTTTTTAACCCCGCAGATTTATGTGGGATGGAGTGCAGGATGAAGTGCCTTGTATGTGGGTCAGATGAAACAGAATGGCTCGAAACGATAATGGAAAATGACACTGAGGGGTACGAAACTTATGCCTGTACAGCTTGCAGAAGTCAGACAGAATATGGGATTGGGATTGAAAAACTTGTTTACACGGGCAACGACAATGTTTTCCCGTATGAAAAAGAGTGAGGTAGCTGAAGCACTGATAGCTGCGTGGTGTGTGGAGTACCTTAGGGTACGGAAGATAAGTGGATTCAATGTGGTTGAGATTGTAGCGATCAGCGCCCTGATGATGGGTGCCAGAGCTGTGGTCATGGAAACCCAGAGGAGAAGGACAGATGATCAAGGTAGAACAGTTACTGTGTCGAGTAGGACTACACAAATGGAGCGGATGGCAGACCGTCAACATTCCGCTCAGGCCAGCCTACGGCCCGTCAAGAATCGAAAGCCTGGCTAAGCTGCGGGTTGAAACGCGCTCACGTACCTGTGAGCGGTGCAAGTCACTGCAGACCAAAGAGGTGATGTTTTGGTGACCTACGATGACATTCAGCGCTTCATGCATTGCACTAAATGCTTAGAAGAGCTACCAAGAGGGCAATCACCAAAGGAATGGTCGCGCACCCAAACGGGCATCACTAGAGACAGCATTGTCGTTTGGTGTGCTCGCCATGATGAGCTGGTAGTAGAGTTCGAGTTCGAAGAACCCATCGAGGATATGCCTGCTTGTGGGGAGTGTAATTAGTGACTTACGAAGGAAACATGATACTGTCTCGGGCAGAAATGCCCGACCGACACGTAATGGTAGACATCGAGACCCTGGATACTGCAGTCACTGCAGCCATCATTGCTATCGGTGCCTGTGTGTTCAACCCACGGGCTGAGGGCCACGAAGATACCTTCCATGTGACCATTGGTGAGAAAGACAACAGGACACAAAGACGGACTGTGTCGAAGAGCACCAAGGAATGGTGGTCAATACAAGACCAGGCAGCTCAAGATGCTGTGTTCAAAGGACCGCACCAACCACTAGGGCTGGCTTTGCAGAACTTCACGCAATGGCTGAACCGGATAAGCCCGACGTGTACACGCATCTGGGCAAAAAGCCCGGACTTTGATTGTTCAATACTGGCGCATGCCTGCGCTGAACAGAACATCCTATGGCCGTTCAAGTTCTGGGAAGCCAGGTGCTGTCGCACAGCCATGGAAATGGCCTACCCTGAGGGTGATTTCCCAGTCATGTTGATGGATGGCCCAAAACATGATGCGTTGGCAGATGCCAAGGTCCAGGTTTTAGAAATACAGCACGCTTATCACGTGCTTGGTTGCTGATCAGATAAGGAGCGTTCACGTGCAATTCCCAGAAGCAGTAATAGCTATGAAACGGGGTTTGTTAGTGCGTAGGACTGTTTGGGCAGAAACGTTAGTGTTGGCGCTCGACGACGGAGTGTTCAGGCGTTACAGCCCGGAACACAAACAATACTTACCGTACGCCTTCTCTTCTGAAGACGTGCTTGGCACTGATTGGCAGGTAGCAGACTTATAAACGTGGCTGTCTCCACGTAGTAACAGCCGTTCGCCGAGGCTGGTCGTAGACGCATATCGGCCCTATATTTCAGGTGGAGGATGCGGAGACTATACCTCTCCAATAAGCTAGCCCTGTCCAGCGCGAAAGCCTCCGATAGCATGCTGGCCCTAGCAGCGTGGTGCAATTAGCGGGTAAACGAGAGCACACTCAAATCCAAAGGCTGTATTTGACAAAGCACGATAGCCGACCTCGTATTGAGTCGGATGAGGTAGCACTGCCAATAACTGCAAAGTGTAAAGTCCTCCCGGTGGCACATCACCGGGAGGCATTCATGTCGGCCACGGGCATCAATACCCAGTGGTACTGGTGTAGGTTGAGCCATGGCTCGTAAAACCCTGATCAGGTTTCCTGCATCTTTTGGATTTTCTGCAGAAAGGCTCTGCAGACAGTAGTGTCCTGACTGACACGGGTTAGCTGCCTCACATGCTCCCCGAGGTCGTACGACCTCGGGGTTTTCCCTTAACCTATGGAGGTCACTATGACCACTGAAGTAGATTTCGCCATGCAATACGCTGATGAGCGCCGTATGCGCATGCAGCTTGAAACCCGCTTGCTGGGACTGTTGTACGACAGCATGGCGTTGATTGCTGCCTGCGGAGACACTGGGGTCGCAGTGCTACGCAATAGGCGTGATAACGACTCCAGCAGTCGTGCTGCGCTAGCCAAAAACCTCATCCAAATGCTGCAGTACGCAGGTGA